ACACCGCTCTCGGCAACTCTTTGATCATGCTAATCATGTGTGAAACTGCGTTTCGAAACTTGGGAATCACGAAGTATGATGTTCTGGACGACGGTGACGACATCGTGGTCATTGTTGAACGCGGTGTCGAGGCAGTATTGCAACGTGGAGTATTTGACGAGTTCCTTTCGTTCGGTCATGAGATTAAGATCGAGAACATTGCGTACCATTTCGAGGATTTGAATTGGTGCCAGTGTCACCCGGTCCAGATCGCGTTTGACCGCTGGAAGCTCGTCCGTGATCCTTTCAAAATTATAGCAAGGGGTCTCTCTGGTATAAAATACTTCACAAATTCTGATGATGATACGAGACGGAAGTTAATAAACTCGCTTGGCCACTGCGAGTTGGTGTTAAACTTGGGGGTGCCCGTGTTGCAGGAGTATGCTTTAATGTGTATTCGCAATTCAGGTACGGAGGAGTTTTTGAAGTTCGATAGTGTCGATGAGTACTATCACCGTATGGAGAAGGAGGTGCGTGCATTGCGTGTGGGGATTGAGGACGTGGTTCCTCATGACATCACCGCCGAGTGCCGCATTTCTTTTCAACGTGCGTTTGGTATCTCTGTTGGGGACCAATTAGAGATTGAGAGTCAACTCCGTTCTTTGAACATTCAGATTCTCGGGGGTGAGGATGCGGCGGATGAGATCGATTTGCGGGCCCGCAAGCGCTACTTCGGTCATTTCCCGTCGCTTTACCCCTTGAGGGAATGAGTAGTCTCAAGAACCCAAACCAAGCCCGTTCTGCTTCGACCAACAAGCAGAACAAGGCCTCGCGATCCGCGAGTTACCGGTCATCCCAAAAGATGACCTCCCGCACCAACGCGCCTGTCTCGAAAGGGACACGGTCGCGTTCTGGTGCCCCTTCCTTCTCCGCACTGCGGAAGAACGGATCTGTTACTGTCACCCACAGTGAACTGTTTCAAACGTTCCCTGGTTCGTCAAGTGGCGGTTTCCAAATTTTCCAGACTTCCATCAACCCTGGACTGGCGTATTTGTTTCCCTGGTTGCACAATGTTGCGATCAATTACGAGAAATATCGGTTTCGCAGACTCAAATTTCGGTTTGTTTCTGCGGTTCCAACGTCTGTTCATGGATTTGTTGGTTTGGCTGTGGACCCTGACGCGAGTGACACCGTTCCCGAGTCAATGCCGGCTCTTATGTCCTACAATGGGGCATGTTCCGGGAATACTTGGATGTCTTGTGATTTGCACGTCCCGGTTTCACATCTGGGTGAGCTCTATTTGCGCTCTGGAACCGTTCTCGACACTGACGTGAAAACTTATGACATCGGCAACTTCTTGTATGGGACAACGACCCTGTCAAGTGAGTCCGATACTCTGGGGTATCTTTACGTTGACTATGAGGTTGATTTGATCAACCCTGCAGCACACATTGTATCGGGTGCTGCGTCCGAGTCATTGTCGTTCACTTCAACCGCGAACTCCAACACACTGCCGTTTTCTGGTGCACAGACCTATGGTACTTTGCCTGTGGTCGTCGCTGAAAACGCCATCGGTTTCGATCGAATTGGTGTGTACGAGATGGTCATGAGGTGTGGCAGATCAGCTGTCTCAAACCCCGACGTTTACGTCGATGCGGCCAACACGACAGTCGGTTGGGCCGTCCCTACGAGTGCGCAGGGCGGGCTGACCTTCACGAACAATGGTTCATCCACAACAGGGAGTTCTGTTATACAGTTGCTTATTGAAGTGACTGAGTCCTTTCAAACGTTGTATTTTGATCTGTCGTCGGCCC